ATCGAAGAGGATAGCTGGGAGACAGCACTAGGATTAGCCTTTAAATCCTGATTAACCAGTACACTCGCCATCGTCAGCTTGGCAAAGATAGGATTCATCGTCAAAAATCCAATCGCCTTGACGGTGAACAAAGTCGTATAAGTCATCGTATGATCTAGCTTTATTAAAATTAGCACCTATTCTTTTTTCTGCATCGCTCCACCATCGCATCCTTTCTGGATAATTTTTCCATAATGCTGCTAGTGTTGCTTCTGATTTAAGAAAACATCCATCACAGTTTCCACCACCCTTGATGACTTGAAGATCAAAAATATTATTTGACCAAAACTCTGCAATGTCATGCTTGGAAACATTAGCATCGTTTAGTGGATACCAGTTCACCCATCTCTTATCTTGAGATGCTTTAACTCTGTGCCTTTCATCCGCTCTAATACCAACAGTATTAATCCATTTTTCCCAACCGCAACTAACTAAATATCTTTTTATTGTTTTGACTTTCATCTCAACTGTGCAGTATCGCCAAGTAACATTAGGGACTGTTTGACGAGAATCAATCAAGCAATCAAATGGCTCACCGTCCCGACTTGCACTGTTATGACTAACCACTTTATAGCTAACATTGCCATTGATACGCGTGTACTCAAGCCAAGTAATTGGAACATTCCATCTCTGAGAACATTCTTGCACGAAGTCCAATGTCTCAGGCATTTCCCTACCAGTATTAGCAAATATAACTTTTGCACTATCTGGTAGGGAGCCATTTGCCTCAAGGATTTGGTGCAGCATGTAGGCAGAAGTCCTACCGCCTGAGAAGCTAATCAACACCTTACCTTGAGGCAGTTTATATGGGTTTATTTTTTGAACCACTACTTCTTAAATCCTGATGGGTTTGTTCCAAACTTCATAAGAAGTATGAGCCGAGTTAGGACAATCCCAAATTGATATAGCCAACGCTCTATCTGGTGATCCACCTTTGTTTAGATAATCCTCACGCCAAGTTAGATTAATAAACCTAGATGGGTTGTGCCTTTGCTTTTGTTCATAACCCTTTTGGCAAGACCACATACGCTCTGGACATACTAACGCCATACGTTTAACGCCAATATGAAATGCGTGGTCTATGAACTGCCTAATATATTTGAAGGGTGGATTGGTTATTATGTCTGGGCGCATAGCATGATTCCATTCAAAGAAATCATGGCCAGTGTTTATGTCGTGGCTCAAGACATCTACTTTGTAGTAGTCTTCAATAAATTTAGCGAAACGTCCATCACCAGCACAAGGCTCCCACGGATGAACGTCTCGCCAATTTAAATTCTGAAGCAATGAAACAATTATACTACACGGCGTAGGATAAAAGTCTGTTGGGTGACGCATTGCTTCTTAAATCCTGATGGGGTTCTTGAATACCCAGTCCTTTGCTATCGCTTCGACATCATCAAGACGCGAAGCATAGAAACCATTCCAATGCTTATCGCCTTCGCTGTATCGGATGCCGTATGAACTACCAAGGCGGTAGACTTCAGCAGTCCTATCGCCTTTGCTTTCATCCTGATACGTGCTGATAATATCGGGCAGCTTCGTGCCGGGATACCTAGTCTCCATCAATCAATGGCCTTCAAAGTTAGAGAGGATTGACGAACGCTACGTGCTGGCTTCGCTGGCGTGGTCTTCGCTGGCGACGCCTTATAGTTTCGCATCCCCCACTTTACCTTATAACTAGTGTTACCGACTAGACCCACAGCGTTCTCATGGCTACCCATGATGTCTTTTATTGTGGCTTCTGCGTCGTCGATCCTAGCTTCCGCCGCAGCCTTGTCAGCTTTGGCTGCAACTAAATCAGCGAGAGCTTTCTCACCATCCAATGACTTGCTCAAGTCTATGTCTGGTAGACCATCATCTACCTTGGCGTAGGCTGTATTAGCATCATCGCTTGAGACGGATGGATACCAGTCGCGTTCCTTCTTACGCTTCTCAAACTCTAATACAGCTTCAGCAATCGCACCTTGCATTTCTAGGTCTTCACCATAGACAAACAGTCGAAGCTCAATGCCACGATAAAGTGTGGCGATGCATCCCCACTTGTGCCCAGTACACATCATCTGTGCCTGTAGTTGCCACGGACCACGGAAGGGTGGTGGTCTGTCTTCAGGCATAGCACTCGTCAGCTTAGACTCAATGATACCAGTACCAGATAGGTCTATTACTGGACGGTTAATGCAATAGATACCTGCATCATAATTAGTTGAGATACTATCAGTGCCCTCGGCTGTTCCATCGAGTGAGCAAGCTAACGGCAGAGTGTCGTGAAAGAACGCTTCTGGAAACTCAAGGCATAGATTGGTGGTGTTCAATCTTTTCGCTGCCTCAGTGATGATGACAGGCTCTAACCTGTCACCCCACCGAGTTGCTTCGTTGCCTGACCACGTATCTTCTTTAGTTCCTTCCATTGCTGCAATAGCGTCAGCGAGTGCTTCGTTCTGCGTCTTGTAACGAGAGAAGCCCATGATCGAGGGCAGTGTGGACGCGGTAGCGATATCATCTGGTGTCAATTTACCGACCATTGTAGTTCTCCAACATGTTGCGAACGCCTGTGTCATGCCATTGTTTTCCGTAGGCAGGTATTCCAGTTTCGTTCAGGGTTAAAGCGATAGCACGATAGCTCTCGCCATGATCGCGCAGTTTCTGAGCGATGGGCAATGCCTTCGCACATATTACCTGCATCTTATTCTTGATCGTGGCCGCAGTCTTAGCTCCGCCACGATGGGGTGTAGGACAACCGAGTTTAACACCTCGTGCTTTCTTCTCAGCGAGTGCAGCTTTGGTGCGTCGGCTAATCTCTTCGCGTTCATGCTGTGCGAACACGGCACGAATACCAAACTCTAATGTGCCCATACCCGGCATGTCCGCCGCTTCAATCTCCACACCACTGTCACGCAGTGTGAAAAGGAATGAAGCAGAACGAGATAGTCTATCTAGCTTGGCGATTAGGATTGCAGCATCTTCACGTTGGCAATGTGCCAATGCTTTAGCGAGTTCGGGTCGATCATCAACCTTACCGCTTTCGACTTCTGTATATGTGGCTATCACCCTATCCATATACAGAGAGGCCATTGTCTGCTGGGCCTCAAGGCCAAGCTGACTACGGCCTTGCTTGTCCGTTGATACGCGCAGATACAGTACATACTTTTCATGCTTGAACATTTTATATCCCCGTTGTACTTATGTGCTATCAGTGTTATATAACAGTGAAAGCATAGTTCGCAATAGCAAACGGAAGAAATTTTTATGAGCGAATACAAACCTTGTATGCTGCGGCTAAGAGTTGAGACGCATCAAATGTTGCGTGACGCTGTAGAGAAGAGCGCGCACCGAAGCATGTCGTCTCTGGCTGATGAGATACTTTACTCTGCATTGCATGTAGTGATCCAAGAGGAAGAGAGTCTCAACAGCATTGACAGAATGATAAGCGCGGCGAAACGGTGATTAACGGCAGGCAAAAAGGCGCAGCGTTCGAGCGCAAGATTGCTGGCATGTTGTTCGATGAAATTGGAATAAAATTTCAAAGAGACATCGAGCAGTACAGGCAATCGCAACTCTGTGACTTGCGTCCGATTGATTGTGACGATTGGCCATTCGCTATCGAGTGTAAACGGTACGCGAGTGGCAATGGATACAAGCCCGAATGGTGGGGTCAAACCTGCTTTGCTGCGTCACGCGCTGACTTACAGCCAGTGCTTATCTATAAGTATGACCGCGCACCGATACGTTGCGTCGTGTCATTACAAACACTAGCAATGTCCGTTGGTAAAGACGTTAACATTGGATGGATTAAAACAGCAGAACTAGATTTTGAGACGTTCTGCTATGTCGCAAGAGAGTTAATGTGCGCCCAAGATACGAAAGACCAGCCGACTTAGCCGTCGAGCGTAAGGTCGCTGCACGATTGGAGAGGAAAGGAATACAGCTACATAAGCTGCCTGTTTCTTATCGCCTAGATTTTGCCCTATTCAAGAACGGCAAACTCAAAGGCTGGGCAGAAATAAAGGCACGAAGAAATAACCATGACCGTTATCCAACATTACTGATATCGCTGGGTAAGGTCTTGGCTGCTAGGCAATTAGCAGATGTGAGTGGCACACGCTCCATTCTGTTAGTGCAGTATCTCGACGGATTATATGCATGTGATTTTGCATCCCCGTTCGAGGTACGAATGGGAGGTCGATACGACAGAGGAGACGCAGATGACGTTGAACCTGTCGCTCACTTCTCAATCGAAGCGTTCACAATGGTGTGAGCGTAATTCAACGTAAGGAAAGTAAAGAATGGCATTAGGTTTTCAAACGGAAGCTAAAGCGTCAGGTGATATCCTGCCTATCGTTAAGTGGGACGCAAAGTCCGGCGCGATGGTAAAGGTAGATCGTTACCAAGACGCAGGTGGTGCGTGGACACGCGACGAGAATGACATGGAAATTCCTGTCAAGTTCGTCGCTGACTTCGATAACATTGAGGTCGGTTGGTTGTCCTTCGCTGGAGGTGCACCTGACTTCCACATGGTTAAGATTGGCGGCGAAATGCCAGCCCGTCCTAGCCCGGACCACAAGAACGCCTTCCGTTTACGCATCTATAATAAAGAGCTTGGGCTGCGGGAGTTTTCGCACTCAGCTAAGACTGTGTTGCGTAAGATGGACGAACTGCACACGAAGTTTGAGGCAGAGCGTAGCGCGAATGAAGGTAAGGTTCCTGTCATCGCAATCACGTCAGTGGAAAAGATATCCATCACTACTCCTGATGGGTCTCGTTCCACCTACCGTGTTCCAGATTGGAACATTGCAGGATGGGTCGAACGTCCAGAGGGTATGGATGGCGGAGCGCCACCAGCCGCAGAACCTGTCGTAGAACAGGCAGGAAGCGACGACGATTTGTTTTGACAAATTGGGGCGGGTGGCAATAAGCTGCCCGCCCTTTTCAACACAGGGTGAAGCATGAGTGATAATATTGGTGCATATATGCAGCAGGTGGCAGTCCACTATTGGGGTGAGCCAACTGGTAAACGAGGCCATGAGCTAAGATGGGGCAACAAGGGCAGTAAATCGGTAGATACCCGTAAGGGCACTTGGTATGATTTTGAAACCAACGGTGGTGAAGGTGGGGGAGTAATCGATCTTGTCAAACGTGAGGAAGGTGCAACGCTCGGTGGGATTAGCTCCGTCCTGCAACGCAAGTTCGGTATCTCGTCGCAACAAGTTGAGAGGCTACGTCCGAGAGAGTTTCTTAGCAAAGCCTATAGCTACTTCGATGAACACGGAGAGCTACGGTATCAAGTACTCAGATTTGAGCCGCGTAGGTTTCAGCAAAGACAACCAGCGGGCGAGAGTTGGGTCTATAATATGGACGGCATTGAACCGCTGCCATACAGGTTGCCCGACATTATCAAGAATCCTGACGCGCCAATCTTCGTGGTCGAAGGCGAAAAGTGTGCGGATACATTAGCGCGCCACGGCCTAGTCGCCACCTCTTCACATGGTGGCGCAGGCAAGTGGCGTGAACCACTAAATAGATTTTTTGAGGGTAGGCGTGTGATCGTGCTGCCCGACAATGATGAGCCGGGTAAACGTCACGCAGACGTGGTGATCCAGAACCTATGGGGCGTAGCCAGTGAAATAAAGCGGGTAGAATTGCATGGCCTACCACCAAAAGGTGACGTTGTTGATTGGTTCGCTACGGGTAGAGATTTAAGCGCGTTTAAACAGGCAGTGAAGGTCGCGCCTAAAATCGAGAAAGCACCAGAAAAAATTCCACAGGAAAATGGAAAGGATTTTTCTGAAACGAACGGAGTTTTGTCCCAACAAAATGATGAAACGCCTCTGGCGGGTGAGGGTCTTCAAGGCCCAAAATCGGATTTTCCTGATTTGTTCCCTATCCTGAGCCTTGCCGATTTGATGGCATTGCCACCCGTAGAATGGGCAGTCGAGAATCTATTGACCCGGCAAGGGTTGGGGATTTTGTATGCTCCCCCCGGCGTCGGAAAGACGTTTTTTGCGTTGGATTTGGCGTTGAGCATTGCGCGCGGCGTACCGTTCCACGGGTTAGAAACGACGCAAGGCCGGGTTTTATATATAGCAGGGGAAGGGGCAGCGGGTTTAGGTAAGCGCGTAAAAGCCCTCAGATACGCGAGGGGATGGCATGAGGACGCGCCCTTATACATTCTACCCGCGAGCGTGGCCTTTGCTAATGATGGCGATATAGAGCGCTTATTGATGACCATAGACGCGATAGGCGAAAACTTTTCGCTTGTGGTAGTGGATACGGTAGCGCGCGCCTTGCTAGGGCATGAGGAAAACAGCGCGGATAGCATGGGGCTATTCATTGCAGCATGTGACGCCATAAAAACACATACAGGCGGCGCCCTGCTAGGCATACACCACGCCGGGAAGGATTCAGCGCGCGGTATGCGAGGCAGTAGCGCGCTACTAGGCGGCTCAGATAGTGTCTTAAAACTAAGCCAAGAGTACGGCTTGCTAACATGTGAGGTGGAGAAAATGAAAGACGCCGAGCAAATCGAGCCGTTGCGGTTCCGTATGGTGCAACGGGCGTTGATAGGTGAGACGTCTATTGTCTTGGAGCGTGTCGAAGTTGAGGGCAAACCGAAGCAACGATTAACGCCCTCGCAATACCATGCATTGCGGATTTTAACGAATACAATCATAGATACACAGGCTCAAAAGGTACTTGCTACCGTGTGGCATGAGGCACACAAGCGCGATGCGCCCGATGAAACGGCTCAAGCGCGTTCTGCAGCGCGTAACGCACTACAGAAGCGCGGCCTAGTGGTGAACGATAAGGGTTTCGTGTGGCCTACACCCGAAGGCAAGGAAGCAAATAAAGAAGGGGGCGATTAGCCCCCTTTTAATTCTATAATCGTTTGGTTTAATTCCGGCGCTAGTGCTAGCAGTGCAAAGCAACCAGCGAAAAACGCTGCGATGGTTAAGAATTCAGCGATGAATATTAAAGGGTTGCGTTTCATGCTGCTAACTCCTCTTCTTCTTGTTTAGGCTCAGGATAGATAAACTCAGACGCTTTTTTAGCGGCGCTGATAGCGGTAAAGATTGCTTTCTTATCGTCACGCAAGACTGATACCCAACTATTGAGATATTGCGCGTGATCGGCGCGAGGCTCGCTATCAATCTCCAAACGTGCGCCAAGAAATGCGGATGTAAACTCAGCGACCAGCTCTTCAAAAGCATAAGCTTTAGAGCCAAAACGCTTTCCGAATTGACGATCTAGGCGTGATTTGTGACCCGTCCAATGGCCTAGCTCGTGCAATAGAGTGCCATAATACCCGGCCACGTTTTCGAATTGGCCGATCAATGGCATTGTGATTGCATCGTCATTGACTGAATAAAACGCGCGGTCCCCTTGGAGATGGTTAATTTTAGCGCCCGTCTCATTAATTACGCGGTCAGCGTTTGAGACGCGCTCAATGTCATTAGTCACGATTGGCGGTAATTCATACTTAAAGCAATTACCGTCGGCGTCGCGTACTTGCTCGCCATTAAAGACGCGATAATACCGAAGTAATGGGATGGTTTTCTTTTCGCCCGTCTCTTTATCTTCGGTCACGACGCGCTTCCAGAATACAACAATGGTTGACTTTTCGCCCTTCTGAACTGAATAGCCCTTTTCTTTCCATTGCTTGAAACTAGCCCATGCTGGACATTGACGATGCGCCAACATTAACGGATTAACGCCTGAATAGATGCGGCCTGACACGACGTTGAAAGCGCGGACGCCGGAAGCGCGCCAAGGTTTAGACCAATCGGTACCCTCAGTCTCCATAAGCTCGATCAAGCGATCTGTGACGTGTTGGTAGATATCAAATTTATCTGACATGCGGATTATTCCTTATAGTGCGGTATAGTTGCGAGTGATACAAAACGAAAAACAAAGGCGGCCTATTTTAACGAACCGAAGGCCACCGACGCGGCGAGTTGAGATGTTAAAAAGGTCGCTCATTGTTAGTTGCCCCAAAAGATAATGGCGAGGGCGGTAAGGCCAAGTATTACGAAATTCAGAGCCAACATTGCGGACATGACGCCGCCGCACTCTTGAATATCGTATGCAATCCAACGTCCAAACTTCTTAATCATTGTTATTTCATCCCTGTATTAATGTGATATAATAGTGTAATATAATCATGTTGCGATCATCCGCAAGGGCAAACGGTAAAAAAAGTTTAGTGATCGGATGGTGTAGTGAGGGGATCAACTATCTAAGTCATTGAATAATAAGGATATCAACAGCAGATCGGGGGTATATCGGGGGTAGTAAGATAATGCTCCATCAGATCAATAGTGTTGTGTCCCCCTATAGGGGGACAATACTATTGATGCGATTTGATGATGATCTATTGATAGGGTGAAATGATGAAATCAAAAACTAGAAAACGAGTCCAAAAAGCTGATCGCTTTTCTATGCGTCGTGACTTCTGGCCGAATGAGCGAGCCGTCGAAAAGATACGATCGGCGCTATTGGTGCACGACAAGACAGTGAGCGATTATGAAAGCCGATGGGGTATTGATAGATTGCCTGATCTAGTCGAGCCTGAATTAAGAGCGCGCTTTGAGCTACAATGTGACAAGCTGAACAAAGCAATACGTGAATCTAACGTAGATGAAGTTGAAAAGCTGGTTCCTGTATCGTGTCGCGCTTACGCCGCGCTTGAGAAGGCAGCGAGAGAGGCAGGGGCTAAAGAGCTGACCGGGGAAGCGTGGGAAGCTGCAATGCCATCGGGCGGCGTCTTATGTATTACTAAGTCAGACTATGAAGCCGTGAAAGTAGCGAAAGAGCGCCCGGATGCTGTAGTATGGAGCGTGGAAGAAGTAGCGCGAGTTATAGATGCTTACGACGCGGCCAAGCTTATGTCACTAGTAAAGGCTAAAATGCCCGATGCTATATTTAGCGGCGTACAGGCGAAAGATGGAAAGTTAGATGATGCAATCCCCTTCTAAGTTGGATGATATAGGCAAATGGCCTTGGAGCATTGTTCCAACGCGCGCTTTTGGTGATAGTAGATTGAATGATGCAGATCGAAGAGTGCTTGGCGCTTTGTGTGCTTTTGTGAATAGGGCTGGGGTTTGTTGGCCTGCACTAGATACGATGCAAGATATATCGGGTTATGCGACTAGAAAAAGCGTGTTCGACGCTATCCAACGATTAAAGCGCGCCGGGTATGTCCGACAACTAAAGCCGAAAGACTATCAAGAAACTAAGAGTGGTTGGAAAACCAATAGATATCAAGTGTTGTGGCTAGGTAATGAACCTATGCCAACATATGAAGATATAAACTCTGCAACACGATTGCAGGACGTATCACTGAAGGATGATAACAACGAAGACAAAGGGGGATTGGGGGAACATGACGCCTCTATATCTCTCGCTCACTCTCTCGCTCACGCCTACTCCTCGACTGTCGAGCGAGTGCTTGGCCAGCCAAGACGATTTGAGAATGAGCTTGGAGCCGCCCGTCAATTAGCAGCGATGGGCGTGGACGTTCCCACCATCATAAAGGCAACAGAAGCGCAATGCAGGGCTAGCCTAGCGCGCAGGGCGGGCGTTCCTGCCCTTGCCGATGTTGCCCGCGCATTGAACTAACGTACGTTTGCCCTCGCGCAATAACCTATGAAGTATCGATCTGGCAGAAAACCGACCCTTTCCCCCCGCCCCCCGGCTCTGTCGGTAGGGGGGTGTCACACAAAATTTTCGCACTTTTTCGGAGTAATGCCCATTGTTTACGTTACAAACTTGCCCTGAATGTTGCGGAGTGAAATATCTTCGCTATGATGATTCGCCAGAGTGCGCGAAAGAGCCGACGAATGTTTTTCGCATTTGTTATCTCTGTAACGGGCATGGCGAAGTATATATGGAGGAGGATACACCCGATGAAACGGGATGAAGTATTGGACCTAGCGAAAGTTACGCTAGTGGACCGAGGCGCTGATTATGGCGATGCTCGTGTGAACTTTGATCGGATCGCAGTTATGTGGACTGTGATTATGGGTCAGAAGGTGACGAGGGCGCAGGTAGCCCAATGTATGATTTGTCTAAAGCTGTCACGTTTAGCTGAGACACCTAGCCATGAGGATTCGTGGTTGGATATCGTTGCTTACGCGGCCCTTGGTTCGGAGGTACGCGAGTGACCGAAGAAAAACTATCCGTACGTGAGGTACGCGCCGCTTTGGCTTCTCAGGATGAGGAGCGCCGAGAAGCGGTTGTTAATGAGCTTGAGGCGCTCGGTAGTAGCGAGATTACTGACGTGCTGTCTTGGGACGAGTTAGGACGTGTGCAGGTTCTAGCCTCGGATAAACTGTCTCCACGCGCCCGTCGTGCCATTAAGAAGGTGAAGATTACGCCTAACGAGAATGGCAATACGATTGAGGTGGAGATGCACGATAAGATGTCTGCCCTTCGATTGTTGGCAAAGCATCGTGGTTTACTTGAGCCTAATAGTGATGATCGCCGTCCTAGCATGATTGGGATTAATGTGAAGGGGCCAGACGTAACAACCTATGAAGTAGTGGAGGATGATGAGTGATTTGGCAGTACGAACTGAAGGGAGGAGTTGTTGAGAGTGGCATGTTCTCAACGATGGATGTTGCGATCAATGATTTGGTGAGGCGGAATGAAGCCGCTGGTCGTGAGGTAGAGATTGTTTCGCGTGATAAGGAGTTAGTGCAGTTTGTGTTGGTGTATCCGACTGCTAAACGCAGGATTGAGGGTACGTTGTCTAAGTTGAAACAGAATACTGGACCGACGCCGATTGATATTGACGACTTCATTGAGCCTATGGCTGAATTGCAGAAGCAAGGTGTAAAGCGGAAAGAGGTTTGCCGAAGGTTAGGTATTTCGATTTCTGCGTTTATTAAGATCAATAAATTGTTAAGAGTACGCAAATTGGAGGAAAAAAATGGCCAAGTGTAGAAGTATTTGCATTGAGTGCTACCGTCGTGGCGTTTATTGCATGAAGAGAATGGATGAGGTTAATAGAGAGTTAGATCGGGAAGTAGCGAAGATCATTCGTAAGAAGAGTGAATTTTACGACTTCGTTGATGATTTCTATGAGGACTATGAGCCGTTCGATGAAGTGAATACTACGAATGGTACGGGTATGACGCTGAAACAGATTGATGAGGCGGATGCTATGTTTGGTGCTGCTATGCAGAAGTATGGTCTAGTCTTTGATGACGGGCCTTCCATAGAGCAGAGAAGGTGGAGGAATATTATCTGATGTCTAGGTCGCCACGCGCTACAGACCGTTCGCCGCGCCGTCGCCGCCAGAAGGGCGACGACGCGCTCACTGGTCTTAACTTGGACTTTTCGCAGAGTCCTACGACGTGGCGATTTTTAAACGACGATAGCTTCGTACGTGGCTTGATGGGTCCGGTAGGTAGCGGAAAAACGTACGCTTGCTTGGCGGAGGTAATGCTTCGTGCTGTGAAGCAGACACCTTCGCCCGTCGATAATGTGCGATATACGCGGTTTGCGGTTATTCGTAATAGCTATCCTGAATTGCGGACCACGACGATTAAGACGTGGCAGGAGTTGTTTCCTGAACATATGTGGGGTGAGATGCGTTGGTCTCCGCCGATTACGCATCATATTAAGTTGCCACCGCGTGAAGATACGCCGGGATTGGACTGTGAGGTTATCTTTCTAGCGTTGGATCAACCGAGAGACGTTAGGAAGTTATTGTCACTCGAATTGACTGGTGGCTTCGTTGATGAGGCTCGTGAGCTACCGAAAGCGGTGGTTGATGGTTTAACGTCGCGTGTTGGTCGTTATCCGACTAAGAAGAATGGTGGTTGTCCGTGGCGTGGTGTTTGGATGTCTACCAACCCGATGGACTCGGATCATTGGTGGCATGAGTTAGCGGAGAAGAATCCGATTAGGGGTCGGTATCCGTGGAAGTTTTATAAGCAGCCCGGTGGTGTTACGGACGCGACTAAAGAGCATGAGGATGCAATCTTTGGGGCGAATAAGTATTGGCGTCTGAACCCGAAGGCTGAGAACCTAAATAACTTGCCGCCCGGTTATTACGAGCAGCAGTTGGCTGGTAAGACGCTTGATTGGATTGAGTGTTATGCTGGGGCTAAGTATGTGTACGTGCAGGACGGTAAACCTGTCTGGCATGAATACAGTGATAGCTTGATGGCGTCTGACGTTGAGATTGAAGTCGGTATGCCAGTGCATATTGGCTTGGACTTTGGTTTAACACCTGCTGCTGTTTTTGGACAAAAGATGCCAAATGGGCGTTGGCATATCGTGCATGAGTTGGTAGCCTTTGATATGGGTCTTGAGAGGTTCGCCCATCACCTTATGGCAGATATCAGCACTAAGTTCCCTAAGAGCGAAGTGTTTATCTGGGGTGACCCCGCAGGTGGTAAACGCGATGAAATATTTGAAGTAACGGCGTTTGACCATCTGCGGACCCTTGGTTTGAGAGCGCAGCCGACGAACTCGAATGATTTCATGGTGCGTCGTGAGGCTGGCGCTATGCCGATGAATAGACTGATTGATGGTCGTCCGGGTTTACTTGTGTCGAAAGATTGCAACCGTATTCGGAAGTCATTGGCTGGTGGATATCACTTTAAGCGGTTAGCGATTGGTGCTGGTCAGGAACGGTTCAGAGATGTGCCGTCCAAGAATGAACACTCGCACGTTGGTGATGCCTATGGGTATCTGATGTTGGGTGGTGGTGAGCATCGCCGCCTGACGCGTAATCCAAATGGTAGGCCATTGTTTAAGCAAGTCAATGCGTCGATGGACTTCAATGTGTTTGCGTAAAAAAAGAGGGGTGCCCGAAGACACCCCTCAAGTACGCACACACAGGGAGGAGAACGGACCCGCATGATCGTCCATTCATGTGATATCATAGTGGTATAACTATACAAATACAAGCATAATAATGACTAATTTAAGCTCTAATAGGCGTCTATCTATCTGTCCATTTTACTGGGCACATGTGAATTTGATGGACCTGAGACCCTTTGAAAAAGAATACTTTGAGCATATGCCGGACTATGTGGAGCGTCTGAAACAGTTTGGTAATCAGAAACACTGTTACACTGCAATACATGGTGGAAAAGTAGTTGCTTGCTGGGGCGTATATGAGATTTGGCCCGGTGTAGCAGAGGCTTGGCTATTGACTTCATATCAACTTGAAACAATTCCTATTACAGCTACACGTACTGCTATACGATACTTCAATAAAATTTATATTGATTTGAAATTACATAGATTACAGATTACTGTAAACTGTAGGAATGAGCTTGCAATGAGGTGGGCTATTGCATTACAAATGAAACCTGAAGCTATCTTACGCCGTTATGGCCCGGATGGATCGGATTATAAAATGTTTGCGAGGACTGAATAATGGGTGGACTTTTTAAGGCTCCGAAGATGCCTTCACCAGAAGCACTATCGCCAGAAACAGTTGCCGCTCAGAAACGCCAAGCAGCTCGTCTTGAGGCGGAAGAGCGTCGTCAAGCAGCGCAGATGGCATCACGTACTCGCGCTCGTAGATTTGGTGGTCAACGCTTGTTGTTATCGCCTACGCGTGAAGATGCGCGCCTTGGTATCTCTTCAGACTTAGGAGCTTAATCATGGGTGGTGTTGTTCGTCCTGTCTTTGGTGCTATTGGAGATGTTGTTGGAGAAGTTGTTGGTGCTCCTAAGAAACCAAAAGCTGCTGCTCCTGAGCGACAAATAACACAAGCTACTGATGAGGCTCGTCGTGCAGCCGCCGCTCTTCGTGCGCGTCGGATTGGTAGTCGTGCCTTGTTAGGTGGTAGCACGTTAGGTCCAGACGAAGAGAAACGCACAACGCTTGGTGTTGGCTAATGCCTAAAGTCGTTCTTAAAGACGGTAAAACCCGCACGTTTGCCTACAGTAAGAAAGGCATGGCTGCGGCAAAAGAATATGCCCGTCAGTATGGTGGACGTGTTGAAAGCGTCAACATGAATACGAAAATGAAGAGGAAGAAAGAGTATGCCTCTTAAAACTGGTAAGTCTGACAAGACCATAGGTCAGAATATCAAGATGTTGATGAAAGAAGGTAAACCCATGAAGCAAGCGGTCGCCATTGCGATGCGTAAAGCTGGTAAACCAAAACCAAAGGAGTAAGCGATGGCTGTATTAGATAAAGGCATTGGTATGGCCGAAAAAGATATCAGCGCTGAAAATACATTCAGCGATGGTCTCTATACCGAAGGTGACTTTAATCTTTCGATTTCTGGCACTTTCGTGGCTACCATTACTGTCCAGCGCAGCTTTGACAAAGGCAGCACATGGCGTGATGTCGATACCTTTACTGCGCCCATCGAAACATATGGCGTAGACCCAGAGCCTGTCGTGGTTTATCGCGCAGGTGTAAAGACTGGTGACTACACCAGCGGTACTGTTTCCATCCGTATCGGAAGGTAATTATGAAAAAGGTTTGGGAAAAGAAACGTCCTAAAGATTTAGGTAAACCGAAAGGTTTAACGTCATCGCAGAAGCGTTCTGCTATGCGCGCCGCTAAAAAGGCTGGTCGTCCTTATCCTAACCTCATTGATAATATGAGGGCCGCGCGTGGTTAAGAAGGCTTATCAGAACCCTAAAGGTGGTCTTAACGAGGCTGGTCGGAAATACTTTGAGCGCAAAGAGGGTGGCAACCTGAAAGCGCCAGTAAAGTCTGGCACCAATCCACGCCGCGTTTCTTTTGCTGCTCGTTTTGCTGGCATGAAGGGTCCGATGAAGAATGAGAAGGGCGAGCCAACGCGCAAGGCTCTTGCTCTAAAGGCTTGGGGTTTTGGCTCCGAAGAGGCTGCTCGTAACTTTGCGGCGCGTCATAAGAAAGGTTAAGCCATGTTGACCGTCGATCAGATTATGAAACGTCACTCTCTTGCACAACGTCGCAAGGATAATTGGCGTCAGATTTACGAAGACTGCTACGAGTTTGCTCTACCGCAGCGTAATCTGTACGACGGATACTATGAAGGTGGTGGATCACCGGGCCAGAATAAAATGGCACGAGTGTTTGATTCTACTGCCATTAGTGCAACACAACGCTTTGCTAACCGTATTCAAGCTGGCTTATTCCCGCCATACGGGCGTTGGTGTCGTCTTGAGCCGGGTCCAGATATTCCTGTTGACCGTCAGTTAGAAGCTCAAGCCGCTTTAGACTTATACGCAGAAAAAATGTTTTCGGTTCTCCGCCAATCAAATTTTGATTTGGCAATGGGTGAATTTCTTATGGACCTTGCGGTTGGTACGGCAGTCATGCTCGTACAACCGGGAGATGATGTAACACCAATCCGCTTTACCGCTGTGCCTCAATACCTTGTGGCTATTGAAGAGGGCGCACATGGTCGCGTTGATAACGTGTATCGTCGTATGCGGATCAAGGCTGAAGCAATCAAGCAACACTGGATGGATGCTGACATACCAACCCGTCTGGAGCGTATGATTGAAGAAAAGCCAACGGAAGAGATTGAGCTTGTTGAGGCTACAATCCTTGATATGAACCGTGGTGATTACGACTATCATGTGATTTGGCCAGAAGGTAAGGCTCAAATTGTGCAGCGCAAGATGAAGTCTTCGCCTTGGATTGTTGCTCGTTACATGAAAGTGGCTGGTGAAGTTTATGGACGTGGACCTCTTGTTACTGCTATTCCTGATATTAAGACACTGAATAAGACGCTAGAGCTTTTGCTCAAGAACGCGTCTTTGTCTATTGCTGGTGTATATACCGCTGCTGATGATGGTGTTCTAAACCCACAGATGATCCGTATTACACCCGGTGCAATTATTCCTGTTGCTAGGAATGGTGGCCCACAAGGTGAGAGCTTACGGATGTTGCCGCGTTCTGGTGACTTCAACGTGTCTCAGATTGTTATCAACGATCTACGCATGAACATTAAGAAGATCATGCTGGATGATACATTACCGCCTGACAATATGTCGGCACGTTCTGCGACTGAGATTGCAGAGCGTATGAAAGAACTGGCGCAAAACCTCGGTTCTGCGTTCGGTCGCCTCATTACAGAGACAATGGGTCCGCTGATTGCGCGTATCCTGTATGTCATGGATGAGCGTGGCATGATTGAGATGCCGCTTCGTGTGAATGGTCTTGAAGTTAAGGTGACACCAGTATCGCCGATTGCTCAAGCTCAGAACATGGGTGATATCGAGAAAATCACGCAATGGGTGCAGTTGTCTTCTGCACTTGGGCCGGAAGGTCAGATGGCACCGCGTATGGGTGCTATCGCTGATTATGTCGCTGATAAGCTGGGTGTGCCAGCAGAGCTACGCACATCACCAGTAGAACGTCAACAAATGATGGAACAGGCCGCGCAGATGGCGCAAATGGCAGCGCAACAAGGTGAGGGTCAAGTTCCAGAAGGAATGTAAATGTCAATCGTAGAGGGTTGGGAGGGGCTTCGGCAAATGGAGCCGGAGCTTCGCAGTAAAAGCATAACTGAATTAGATGACATTGATAGATTGTATCTCCGAGTCTTTGGTAGCGATGATGGGCAAGAACTCTTGTCCCATTTGCGTTCGCTTACCATAGAGCAGCCCACATGGTATCCGGGCGAAGAAGCGTCCCACGGCTACGCGCGCGAGGGGCAAAACTCACTAGTCCGCGAAATAGAGCGGCGAATTAGAAGGGCATCCAAATTATGAACGCAACCGAAGGCTTGCTGGCCGAAGCCTCAGTCGAGAGCGACGATAACCAGCAAGAACAGGAAGTAAGTATCTCCCATCTTGAAGAGGCACCCGCCTCAGAGGCAAAATCGGTTGATGAAGTCACCGTTGCTTCCGAAGATGAGGAGACTGAGTTTGTTAAGCCAGATTGGTATCCCGCGAAATTTTGGAACGAGGAAGAAGGCCCGGACCTTGAGAACCTCGTTAAGTCCTATAATGAACTTCAAAAAAAGTTTTCGCAGGGAAAACATAAAGCACCAGAAACGTATGATGATTCTGTTTTCGCAGATGCAAACATACCCGAAGACGACGAACTCTATGTAACCTACAAAGAGTGGGCCAAAGAGAACGGTATTAGTCAGTCTGCTTTTGACGAGTTAGCTAAAAAGTTTCTTGATATGTCTGGTAGCGAGGCTCAACAAGCCGAGATATCGTATCAAGAAGAGTATAAGAAACTCGGTCCAAACGCTGACGCCACAATTAAATCCATGACGGATTGGGCACAAAGCCTAGTTCGTAAGGGTGTTTGGGGTGATAATGACTTTGAAGAGTTTAAGATCATGGGCGGCACCGCTGATGGTATTCGCGCTCTTCAGAAAATCCGCGCCTACTATGGCGATCAGACTGTTCCCGTTGATGTCTCTACTATTGAAGAGGGGCCAAGCCGGGAAGAGCTGACAGCTATGGTTGGTCGGCCTGAGTACAACACTGATCCAGCGTATCGTGCTAAGGTCGAACGTATGTTTGAGAAGATGTACGGAGGTGATCCTTATCAACCAGTATAAGTGTTGCAAAAATGCAACACTGTTACTTGTTTACAACTAACAATTAGTTTCTTATATTGGGTCTGACGGATACCCATTACTGGCCCGTCAGACCCGCCTTGGGACGTGGCGCTAAATCGTTCAAGCTCGCAGCCCTTATGGATACCTGCATGGCGATTAATTTGATAACTGTTTTAACGGAAGGAACCAGAAATGGCTGTTGGCATTTCTAACGCTTTCGTCCAGTTGTTCGATGCGGAAGTCAAGCAGGCATATCAAGCGTCTCGTGCGCTTGCAGGCGTGACGCGTGAGCGGAACAACGTCGAAGGCAATCAGGTGAAGTTCCCTAAAATCGGGAAAGGCACCGCAACTATTCGCGTTCCACAATCGGACGTGACCCCTCTAAACGTCTCCTATTCTCAGGTGACAGCTTCAATGTCGGACTATATCGCTGCTGAATACAGTGATATCTTCCATCAAGCCAAAGTAAACTTCGACGAGCGCCGTGAATTGGTGCAAGTTGTTGGTAACGCTATTGGCCGTCGTATGGATCAACTCGTCATTGACGCGCTGAACGCTGCCTCTTCACCATCCACTGTCAGCACTGACATTGGTGGCACAGGCACAAACCTCAACCTCGCTAAGCTACTTGCTGCTAAAAAAGCTCTGGACGCCAAAAACGTTCCCGCTGAAGGCCGTTGCATGGTTATTCATGCAAATGGTCTGGCTGCATTGCTTGACGAGACCGAACTTACCAGCAGCGACTTCGCTACCGTGAAGGCTCTGTCGATGGGTGAGATCGACACTTTCCTTGGCTTCAAGTTCATCATGCTTGGTGATCGTGATGAAGGTGGCTTGCCACTTCCATCCACCCGCACCAGCTTCGCCTTCCACCGCGATGCGGTTGGCCTTGGCATTAGCATGAACCAAAAGTCTGAAATCAACTATGTGCCAGAGAAGACATCCTTCTTAGTCGCTTCAATGTTCTCCGCTGGAGCCGTTGCAATCGACGACGAAGGTATCGTCAAAATCTCCAGCACTGAATAAGGAGGCTGAATAATGGCTTTTGATGCTGCTGGCCTCGGTGTTGTTTCAGCTTCTAAAAAGGGTAATGCTCCTAGCATTTATACCTATCAGACTGCTGATACGATTGCCGACGTAAATACCGAAGGTTACTTCAATAGCATTTCGGACACTCTCGCAGTGGGCGATTTGATTTATTGCGTAACTTCTACTGGAGGCACTCGCGTTAGCACACTTACCCAAGTTCTCTCGAACACAGGTGGTGTTGTTGACGTTGCTGACGGTACGACACTTGCCGCAACTGACGGCGACTAATAGGATCGGGGTGGGCTTCGGCTCACCCCTTTTCTTGCGGAGTAAAAAATGGCTTCTGGGGATACCAAACTAACTATCTGTTCGGACGCCATGATTATGTTGGGCGCGTCCGCTATTTCTTCTTTCTCTGAAGGAACAGATGAAGCGCAAGTCGCGGATCGTTTATATGACGATATCCGCGATACTTTAATTATGCAGTATCCATATTCGTGGTCGGTCAAGAAAGTTAAGTTAGCTCGTCTTGTCGATACTCCGATTAACGAATGGAAATATCGCTACACACTGCCGGGTGATATCCTTGGCAATCCTAAAGCTCTTTTCATCACTGGGTCCGTTGGTTCTCTGCCAGCGCGTGACTTTGAGATATACGGCACTGACGTTAATACGAATTATGAAAGCGTTTGGATTGATTATCAGTATCGTCCAGAGCCTGCCTTTTTCCCGCCGTATTTTGTCAATCTTCTCAAACATGCACTAGCTGCGGCGTTTGCAGAACCGATTACAGACCAAATACAAAAAGCTGACTATTACCATCGCCTTGCTTACGGTGCGCCGTCTGACAATATGCGTGGTGGATTAGTGCGCGTTGCAATGAACATTGACAGCGTAGATAGACCGCCTCAAAACATTATGGACTTTCCTTTGACGGATGTTCGTGGATGAGCCGTGTTATTCGTATGCAAAACAATTTCACGTCTGGAGTGCTAGACCCACGTCTGCGCGCAAGGACTGATATTGCCCAGTACCAATCTGGACTTACGACGGCTCAAAATGTTTCCATTCAACCGCAGGGTGGTGCTACTCGCAGACCCGGCACAAAATACATAACCACGCTAGACAGCGGTGCAGCTAATGCTGTTCGTATGGTATCGTTTGAGTTTAGCGTGTCCGACAGTTACATGCTCGTGTTCACACCGGGTAGAATGTATGTCTTCAAAGACGGTGTGCAGATTACGAATATCAATGGTTCTGGTAACGATTACGCTACCGTATCTGCGCTGACTGCTGCTATTTTACCAGAAATGAACTGGGTCCAATCCGCTGATACAGTAATCATAGTTCACGAAGACCTTGAGCCTATCAAGATTGTTCGTGGTGCAACCGATGCTACTTGGACTGTTAGCACGATTGCCTTTGACTTTATTCCTAGATATGCCTTTGACATTGATACGCATGTCACCACGTATGACATCACACCTAGTGCAGCAAGCGGTAATATCACTCTGACCGCTTCTGGTGCGACTACAGACACTGGCACAGCACAAGCTGGCACAACCAGTACAATTACGCTCAAGGCTGCTAGTAGTTTCACCAGTAATGACCAACCTAATGGTATGTTCATCACGCTGACATCCGGCACTGGAGCAGGACAAGTACGGCATGTTGAAGACTATGTTGCTTCAACTAAAGTACTGACTGTTACCCCAGATTGGGATACAGCTCCAAATGCAACCACAGGATACAAAGTGCAACCATTTGGCTCTGCAATGGTTGATGAGTACGTTGTTGCTAATAATGGTTTTGGTCGTGCGCGTGTTATTGAGTTTGTTAGCGACACAGAAGTTAAAGCATTTACTGAAGTTCCATTCTTTGACAATAGCCAGATAGATGCTGGTGACTATGTAACAGAACATGGCTATGAGCCAACGTGGTCAGCTTCTCGTGGTTGGCCACGTAGTGTTACCTTCCATGAAGGCCGTTTATTCTTCGGTGGAAGTAAGTCTCGCCCATCTACAATCTGGGGTTCTCGCATATCATCGTTTTTTGACTTTAGCCCTAACGAGTCATTAGATGATGATGCTGTTGAGGCAACGCTTGATACTGGTACATTTAACGCGATTGTTGATATTTATTCAGGCCGTCACTTGCAAGTGTTTACGACGGGTGGTGAGTTTTATGTTCCTCAAACATTGGATACACCAATCACGCCTAGCAATTTGATTGTTAAGCAACAATCAGCTTACGGCATGAAGCCCGGTATTCGATTGCAAAACATTGATGGTGCTACGCTTTTCATTCAACGACAAGGTAAAGCATTACAGGACTTCCTATATGCTGATGTTCAGAACGCTTATGCGTCAGCTAAGATATCCTTGCTTTCATCGCATCTGCTAAAATCTCCAGAAGAAATGGCAACGCGTGTTGCGACAAGTACGGATGAAGGTGATCGTCTTTTAATTGTGAATGGTGATGATGGGTCTATGGCCTGCTATACATTGCTACGATCACAGAATGTTATTGCGCCGTCTGAATGGACTACTGATGGCGAGTTTATCAATGTCGGTACTGATATCGACTCGATCTATGTTGTTGTGAAACGAACCGTTAATGGTTCAGATGTTTACTTTGTGGAGTTGTTTGACGATGAAATATTTGTCGATTCTGCTAAATCGGGCGGAGCAGCTGCTTCGGTCACTATGGATCATTTGCAAGGCGAAAGCGTCCAAGTTATACGAGATGGCGTTGTTGAAGACGCACAGACTGTGCCAGCGTCTCCGTATACGATTACGTTCGCTCAAGCAGCGACTTCTAGCTATCAGATTGGGTTAAACTTCCAGACCGAGATTAAAACGCTTCCTGTTGAGCCGGGACTACAAAGTGGCCCGCTACGTGGATTTAAGAAGCGTATATTCGAGATAAATGCAGAAGTTTACGATACGCAATCTCTAACCATTGGTGGTAAAGAGATATCATTCAGACGCCTTGATGGGGCAATATTAGACGTTGCTGTTCCATCATTTACTGGCATCAAGACATTGCATGGTATTTTGGGTTATACTTACGAAGGTCAGATAACTATTGGGCAATCGGTTCCGCTTAAAATGACTGTATTAGGTATCGACTACAAACTGAGCGCGGGGCAATAAGATGGCTGCTGCATTACCAATTATAGCTGTTGGCCTCTCTGCCGTTTCGGCATTTGGCCAATATCAAGCTGGACGGGCGCAGGCTAAAGGGCTTGCGCGTCAAGCTACAATGGCAACTATTGAGGCTAGAGGAAAAGCTCTTGAGGCCAGAGCGCAAGGTATTGAAGCGTTAAAGCAGTTAAATAGGGCTAATGCTGCACTAAATGCACGAGCTGCTGCTGGTGGTATTGACCCATTCTCAGGCAGTGCACAAAACCTTGCAATATACAATATGTCTGAAGGTGCCCAAGAGTTTTACATTAGTGAAGACAATCAGATCATTCTTAGAGAAGGTGGTCAAATAGCAGCGCAAAACTTAATGAAACAAGCAAAGTCTGCACAAAGGGCTGGTTTGTATCAAGCTGCTGGTACGCTAGGATCGTCTGCACTTTCATATTCTCGAATTGGTGGTGCACCGAGTGGCGGTGGTACCGCAAGTATTTGGACGTGAGGTAAAAAATGGCAGAACGTCTTCCTCGATATCGTCCACTTGGTATAAGGCTTGCACCACCAGCTCGTGTTGATTTTGCTGGTGCAGGTGCTGCTGAAGCCGCTAGTTATCAGCGTCTTTCTAGTGCGTTAGATAAAATAAGTTCTTATGCTTTTGAGGAAGCTGGTCGTAAGGCTAAGATCGAAGGTGAAGAGTTTGGTTACAAGCTCGGTCAAAATCCAGAGCAAATTAAAACTGCTCTTGAAGCTGGCGCAAACATTGATGATATTGTCGGTGATCCAGATACAAT